CCTTAGTAAGTTTGGGGCTAAGGGTGGAACAAGAGCCGGCGCCTATTTGGGTAAGTTACTTTCTAAGCAAATGCCAAAAATCACTAAAACTCTCAATTCACTTAAATCAAATAAACTGATTGGTCAATATGTTGACGACATGGCTAAAGCTGTTACAAAATATGTTGACGATGTTGGTACTGGAGTAGCAGATAAAATTTTGCCTCAAGTTCAAAAAGCAGTCGGCGTAGCGCCAACACAAACAGTTAGTAAAAATAAGTATGTTGCACTGGCACAGCAAGCTCAAGGCAAAACAATAGCACGTCAGAATAGACAGAAAATTGCGCAAGACTTATCTGGTGAAGAAGAATTAGATCAAGTCGCTGAAAGATCTCTGACTAAATCAGAAAAGAAAGAAAAAGAAAAAGTTGTTAAGGGCATGAAGAAATCTAAGAAAGATTTTAAACGTCGCTATGGTGACGATGCAGAATCAGTGATGTACGCGACTGCAACTAAAATAGCAAAAGAAAAAGGGTGAGGTGATCGTGCCTGCAAAAGCACAAGCATTTTTAGATACATGGTTAGCAAAACTTACGTCTAGAAAACTAATGGTGTGGTTGACGGCCACAGGGCTTACGTTAGCTGGGCACGTAACTAGCGAAGACTGGGTAATTATTTCAGCAATCTATATCGGAGGTCAGACAGTTATTGATGGCATCGCTAGATTGCGAGGTTATAATGACTAAAAAGCTTATACTTGAATTTGCTTTGAAAAACTGGAAAACAATAACCATAGTGTTCTTGTGTCTTGTTTTGGCTTTAAAAAGTCGATATGACTATCATCTTATGCAAAAGGCATATCAAATTCAGTCTGATTCAGTTCAAGCTCAGATTGAAGGTTTAAAAGAAATCCACAAACAAGAAATACAAAAGAAGCAATTGCTTATGGAAAGTCATTTAGAATCTATTGCTGCCATTGAGCAGGAGTATGAAGATGCACGTAAAGAACTAGAAGAGCTTAAATTAAATAAAACAAAAGAGTATACTAGAAAATATAGAGACGATAAGCAGCAGCTTATTAAAGATATAGAAAACAAATTCGGAGTCGAGTATGTTCCTTAGTTTATTGTTAATGTTAACATCAACTGTTTATGCGACTGAGCCGCCAAAGTTTACAATACTTGAGTACAAAGCACCAGCACCCTTTGAGGGTGTTTTGTTTGACGAGAACGCAATGTCAAAGATTTTATCAGAGTATGATATTGCTCTTTACGCATGTGAAATAAGAACTGATTACCAACTTAAAATACTCCGAGAAGAGTATGAATACAAATTAGAAAATATTAAAATTGAACACGATTCCTTGACTAGAGAATACGATTTATTTATAATGCAAAAAGATAAAGAAATACAAGCCCTGTCTAGCTCTTTGAAAAAAACTTCACCACAATATAAATGGTTGTGGTTTATTGGGGGTGTTGCACTTGGTGGCGCTAGTTACTATGCAATCGACAGGGAACTATCAAAATGAAACACGCAAACTTACCACACCATTTTTATGTGTGGGTTAATAACTCTTACTTGGGACCGAATATGCCACAAGGCTATACCTACGCACTATGGCACGGTATACACTCTAGAGAGGGACAGATTCCAATGGCGCATGTGCTGTTAGAATCAGGTGCTCACTGGTCAGGTTTGCCTTTGCACGCAATGTCAGACTTTCATGGACCTGAATCGTGGGAAGAAAAACCATATTTAGATTTGTGTCCTTGGGCTGCTATGGGTCCAGATATCGAAGCTTATGGCGCAAAGTATCTTGAAGGTCTTGAAGTCGAATTATTTAGATTTGGTTGGAAAGGCAGACACACAGGTATTATGATTGATTGGACAAATGGCTTTGACCGCTATCCACAAGAGCATAAACCTTTGAACCTTGTATCGCTTGATGATGGACAGTTCGCCCTGCAGCCAAACAATTATTGCAGATTCAGAGACGATCATCTTGTCAATAAAGATAAATTCAAAGAAACTAAAAATTACCGACGCGGCGAAGATGTTTGGTGGGGTGTATGAGCGAAAAAGATTTTGATAAAATCGCATCTATCGAAAAAGCGATTAAAGAAAAGTATGGAGAAGAAGCAATTGCAAATCCACATGCTGGCTGGGATGAAGAAAAAGAAAAATTATATCTAAACCAGATGAAAGAAATGTACGATAAGATTAAAAGAAATGAAGAGTACGTTGAGAAAATTGATATAAATGGTATAAAGGTTTCAAAAAAACTACTTAATAGAGAACATTTACGTTCTTGCCCGGTTTGTTCTTCATTCCCAAGTGGTGTTAAAGATGATGTTTGTATAACAAAATTTAAATGTTGTCACAAATGTTATATTCAATACGTTGACGGAAGAGAAGAAAGATGGGAGCAAGGATGGCGACCACAAATTAAAAAAGGATAATTATAATGGCTACAGTTTACGAAATCGTTCAGGGCTTGTCACAAGCAGCAGCTAACGCTTATGATGGCGCCCTTGATGAAAATGGGGAACCACTCTTGGTTGGATTGCAAAGAGAGGAGGGAGATCCCATTTTAGACAAAAGAGTTATGGATGGATTTAATGTCCGCTTTAGTGGAAACATGATGACTCTTTCCTACATGTCAGAAGTGCAATTAAAGGAAGTTTATGCTAGCGGTTTTGAAACAAGAGTTGAAGAACAGATTGCGGAAATAGCTGCTTTCCTTAAAAAAGAATATCGAAAGATTCGTGGTGAATCAGTTACTCTTACTAAAGAAGGAGAGTTGGATGTGCGTGTCGAAAACTCCACTAGAGTGCGCTCATGGGTAACAGCCGTTTGCAATTATAGAGTTGGTGGTCTTAATGAAGATATGGCAGTAGCTGCTGAAGCCGACACTAAACCTGAAGATAGCTTTAGAAAGTTTATTGATCAAGGTGGCTGGACTGGCGATGGCGGAAAGCGTCCACAAAACGATACCAGAAAAAAGGAATCGTAAAATGAAAATCACCGAAGATCAATTAAGACGCATTATAGTTGAAGAATACATTAAAGAAGAAAACTTAGATGAGTATAGCGAGGAAGCAGAAAAGCTCATTAAGAAAATGGTTGGCGACAAAGAGTACGCACGTCGAAGAGCTTTAGAAAATCCAAAAACCTCTGAGCCCTCTGACACTGCACCAATGGAAAAGCCACATTCTGATTCCGATGATGATGTCGTTATGTCTGGTAATATTGAAGATGCAATTTATGATATGGTCAAAGGTGCTGATGCAGGCGAAGTAGCAGAAATTTTTAATGCTGTGTTCTCGCGCTTTGAACCTGAAGCGGCCGAAGAAATTATGACTTCCTTGTACGGTGGCAAAGAAATGGATGCAAGACAGCAGCAAGGTAGACAAGTTGGGTTCAAGCTTGAAGAACTCAAATTTTTAATTAAAAAAGTTTTAGCTGAGAGTGTATGAGCTTTGAACTCACCAAAAAACAAAAAGTTCAAGAAATCTTAAAGTGCGGAGCAGACCCCGCTTACTTCTTAAGAAACTATGCCCGTATATCTCACCCGATGCACGGGCTTATACTTTTTAATACTTATGACTTTCAGGACGTATTGCTGAATGATTTTAATGATCACAGATTTAATGTAATTTTAAAAGCAAGACAGTTGGGTATTTCAACGATTACAGCCGGGTATATTTCTTGGTTAATGCTGTTCCACAAAGACAAGTCTATTCTTGTTATGGCAACAAAGTTCGCCACAGCAGGAAACCTTGTAAAGAAAGTCAAAAGTATTATGAAGAACCTTCCAGAGTGGATTCGTATTGCTACTATCTCGGTTGACAACAGAACATCTTTTGAGTTGTCAAATGGCTCAACAATTAAGGCAGCATCTACATCTGGGGATGCTGGTCGTTCTGAAGCACTGTCACTGTTGGTGCTTGATGAGGCTGCACATATTGAGGGCTTAGAAGAGTTGTGGACTGGTCTGTATCCTACACTGTCTACTGGTGGTCGCTGTATTGCACTATCTACTCCTAACGGTGTTGGAAATTGGTTTCATAAAACATGTGCTGATGCTGAATCGGGAGCAAACAACTTTAATCTAACAACGTTACCGTGGGACGTGCATCCTGATAGGGATGAAGAATGGTACAAAAAAGAAACTAGAAACATGTCCAAGCGTCAGATTGCACAAGAGCTTGAGTGTAATTTCAATACCTCCGGCGAAACTGTAATTGATCCTGACTGTATGGAATGGCTTTTATCAAATGTACGTGAACCGAAATACAGAACAGGATTTGACAGAAATATTTGGATGTGGGAAGAGTACGATCCATCTTGTAATTATCTGATGGTAGCTGATGTAGCCAGAGGCGATGGTGCTGACTACTCTACATTCCACATTGTAAAACTTGAAACACTAGAAGTTGTGGTAGAATATCAAGGAAAACCAACTCTCGATATGTACGCGAATGTGCTTAATCAAGTCGGTAGAGAATTTGGTGAGTGCTTATTGGTTGTCGAAAACAACAATGTTGGATATTCAGTATTGGATAAACTTTTAGAAATGGAATATCCTA